GCGCGTTTTTTGGCTGCTGACGTCATTCGTAATCGTATCTGACGGCAATTTCTCAAAGGTAGGCAGTTTCCTACCCCCCCCAATTGATGAAACGACGGTACGTTTGACCAACTTTTGTCATTTACTCTACCGAATTCGGTTGACATGATGTACCGGATTCGGTAGAGTTCTTCTCCATGCGCTGCACTTCCGCATCGCTTGGAGAGACGAATGGAATACGGCCGATACCTCGCCCACCCAGGCGATCCCCGCACACCTGAGCCGCCTCAGTACGCACTGACGCAGGCCACCGAACACGCCATCGGAATTCCGGCGCACTGGATCAGCTTCCTGGCTGATGCCATCACCGAGTACGACTCGGCCGAAGTCAAGACGTGGAACATCAAGCCCGAGGACGTTGTCGACTGCGACACGGCCACGCTGCTGGTGCTCGCAATCGTCGGCACCAACGAGCAGGCCGCGGCCGCCCGCCTTTACCTGCAAGAGGCCTTCATCGAGCACCACGCCGAGCTGATTGACCAGCTTGCCACTGAGTGCGACGACGCCCATGACGGCGGCCCTGACGACTGGGAGGCCGCATGAGCCAGAACCACTCCGAGTTCCGGCCGGCTTGGTACGACGCTGAGCTGGCGCGACTTCAAGACCAGCGCTGTGACTGCGCCGAGACGTGGAAGCACCCCATGGACATCGTGTTCGCCATCGCGTTTGTGCTGCTCATGACGGCCATCTTTGTTGGGTGGTTTGGATGACCCAGCTCGTCGACTTCATCCGCCTGTACTGCTTTTTGCGCAAGCACTACTCAAGACACCACAGCGTCAAGCGCGCACGTCAACTTGTTTGGGACAAAACATGAAAGCCATCTACACCGCCTTCGTTGCGGCACAGGCCAGCTTTGCGCCTGCGCTCAAGACCAACACCAACCCGCACTTCAAGAGCCGCTACGTCGGCTTGGACGGCTGCATCGAGGCTGTCCTTGATGCGCTCAACGCCCAGGGGATCGGCCTGCTGCAGCCGACGCATGAGTGCAGCGACGGCGTTACTGTTGAGACGCTGTTCGTACACACATCTGGCGAGTCCATGAGCGGCGGCAAGCTGCATGTGCCGGCCGCCAAGAACGACCCGCAGGGGTACGGCTCGGCGCTCACCTACGCCCGCAGGTATTCGCTCATGGCGGCTTGTGGGATTGCGCCCGAGGATGACGACGGGAATGCCGCCTCGCGCAAGCCTGCGGCCGCCAAGCCCAGCAAGCACAGCGCTGAGCTGAAGGCCATTGCCACGCGCGAGGAGCTGGTGCAGCTTTACAAAAGCCTGCCAGAGGCCACGAGGCTGGAGCTCAAGGATGAGTTCAGCGCACGCCGCGCCGAGCTTGAGGCCGCCTGATGGAAGAGCAGCGCACGCCGGAATGGTTTGCTGCCAGGTTGGGCAAGGTGACGGCCAGCCGCGTCTTCGACGTCATGGCCCGCACCGCCAAAGGCCCATCAGCCAGCCGCCAGTCGTACATGGATCAGCTCGTCGCTGAGGTGATCACCGGCCGACAGGCTGAGCCGTTTTCGAATGCCGCGATGCAGTGGGGCACAGAAACCGAACCGGCCGCGCGGCAGGCCTACGAGGCCCGAGTCGGCGAGTTTGTCGACGAGACCGGCTTCCACATCCACCCGCGCATTGAGCAGTGCGGCGCGAGCCCCGACGGCCTGGTGCTGGATGGGCTCATTGAGATCAAGTGCCCGAGCACCACCACGCACATCGAGTACTTGGTCAGCAAGCGCGTGCCGGCCAAGTACGAAGGCCAGATGCAGCTTCAGATGGCCGTCATGGGCCGGCCATGGTGCGACTTTGTCAGCTTCGATCCACGCATGCCCGCCGAGCTGCAGCTGTGGATCAAGCGCGTCGAGCGCGACGTCACCTACATCGCCCTGATGGAAAAAGAGGTCCAGCTCTTTCTGGACGAAATGAACCAACGCATTCAACAACTGAAAGAAGCAGCATGACTCAGTACGACAACAACAACCGCGGCATCTTGGGCCGCAACGACCGCAAGGAACCCGGCAGCAGCATGCCGGACTTCACCGGCAACTTGAACGTGGGCGGCACCGAGTACTGGCTTGACGGCTGGACGACTCAGCGCAAGGACGGCTCAGGCTCGTTTTTGAGCGTCAAGGTCAAGCCCAAAGACGCACCGAAGGCAGCACCAGCACGCCAGCAGGCCAGCGGCCCGAACGACGCCGACGACTTTCCGTTCTGAGCATGAACAACGAAACCATCCGCTGGCTTATGGCCGACTCCGTCAAGCCCGACGACGCCGAGTCGGTGCTGATCGCGTTTGCTGAGCCCGACGGAGATCCGACTTGGGTCGGCTGGTTCGACAGCGCCGAAGACGGCTGGCGATGCGCCTCGAGCGGCGTGCTGCTCAGAACGGCGGTGAGCTACTGGGCACCGATGCCGAGGGGGCCGGTGTGATCGTGTGGAGTCAAGCCCAGCGAGCCGCCCAGCTCGTGTCCAGCGTCAAGCCCAACGCTCGAGAAGACGCGCTGGCGCTCGTGCTGCGAACTACCGGCGAGGGCTTCCGACTGACGCAGCCGGTGCCGGCCGAGGCGTTGTACGACCTGACAAAGCTGGCCGTGCATGTGCGACTGCATGCGCGAGCAATGAAGGAGGAGCAGACGTGACTGAACCGCAACGATGGCCGTTTCCGATCCAGCACAAGCCTTGCCCGACCTGCGGCAAGCCTCTGGTGCCGGGCCATATTCACACATGCACGCCGCCTGAGCTGCCAGCGCAGGCCGACTCAGAAGGGGGTGAGGCGTGAGGTCGATGCAAGAGATCTGCGCTGAACGAGATTTTATCCAGGCTCAGCACGACGCAATCAAGCGGCAAATTGATTTGGCAAAACGTTCTGCCGCAAGCGGCGGGGAGCGAGCAGATCCCGTGTGGCTAACTGCGGCGGAGTCTGCATACCGTCGAAAAGGCAGACGCATTCAGTCTTTGAACTCCGAGATGGGCCTCATTCGCCAAGAAGCAAAGCGCACCAACTGCACTCTGTCAAACGCTCAACAAGCGTCATTTGCGAGGGTTTTTATGAAAAACGCAAAACAGCTACTGGCTGCCGATGTTTATTTGATGCTGATTGCAGAAACGCAAAACGATGTCAGCGAAGGGGGTGAGGTGTGATCGAAACCATGAACGCAGCCGAGATCGCCGAGATGCTTCGGCTGAAGCGTCAAACCGTCACCGAGCGCTTGGTCAAGCGGCCGGACTTCCCGAAACCGTGGTTTGGCCGGATTGCAAGCCACCGCCTCTGGCGCAAGGAAGACGTGCTGGCCTGGGTGACTCAGAGCCGCGAGGCGATGTCTTCGGACGACGCGCGGTAGTACGTCGACATCAGGATGCGCAGATCCTTGTGGCCGCTGATGCGGGCCAGCTCAAAGGCATCGACGCGCTTGGACATGCGAGTCAAAGCGTAAGCCCTTGCGTCGTGAAAATGCACGTCCTTGATGCACAGCGAATCCCTCGCCTTGCGGAAGATGCTGTCAAGGCTGGCGCTGCCGATGGTGAAGCCGAGGAAGCCCTGCAGCAACACCTGAGTGCGCCGTGAAATCGGAATCTTGCGCGGCTTGCCGGTCCTGTATTCCATCTTGTGGTGAACGGTCGCCACCGAGCCGCTCACCGTGGCCGGCCCGAGCTGCAGCACCTCGCCGGCGCGCATGCCGGTGCGCAGACTGAGCAGATACGCGAAGGCCACCTCGGCCTGCTTGGACGTCGGCAACCGGCCGCTGAAGTGGCCCAGCCAGCGCAGGATGCGGCGGATTTCAGACGAGGTGGGCAGCTGGTCTCTGGCCGGGTTGTCGCCTGGCGACTGCATGCCGGAAAACGGCGAGTCACCCATCCACCGCCACTCATCCCGAGCTTTGGTGAACACATGGCTGATCAGGTTCAGCTCGCGTTGCACGGTGCCTTTCGACACTGTTTTTAGCCGCGCGTCCCGCCAGGCCGCCATGTCCTGCGTCGTGAGCTTGTGGATCACCTTCCCGCACAGTGCGGGAAAATCCCGCACGAGCGCCTCAATGCGCAACTGCTCCCAGCGTGCGCCGGCCTTGGTGCTGCTGACGTCTTGGGCGTACCTGGCGAGCGCCTCGGCAAATGTGCGACGCGGGAACACGCCTCGCCTGGCTGCCATGAGCGCGGCTTCTTCGCGGATGCCCCAGGCCGCGGCCTCGGTCTTGGTCAGGAAGACGGCCGACATGCGAACGCCGTCGCGTTGGATCTCAACGCGCCACTTGTCCTTGAGCTTCCTGATGTACACCGTGCGGGATTCTGTGCGGGCCCTGTGCGGGCGGAAGCATCAGGATACGCCGTTTCGCGTCGGTTTCCGTCGGTACTTATCCGGCTCGTTCACCGGGCTACAGCCTATGAAAACGGGCCAACACCACAATCGTCGTGGTGCCTCGGGTCGGAATCCGGTTCACCTATGAAAAGAGCGACAAATGCGGGATTGGTGCGGGCCAGCCTGCGCCGCCTTGGCATTGTGCGGGAAAACTGCAGACCGCCCCTCGACTGCTCATCTACGGGTTTGTCCCTGTATGCTGTTACGCGTAACACGATACAGTCACTACATCGCAACCGGAGACAGACATGCAAAACGTACACGCACTCGCACAAGCCACCCTCGCCGCCCGCAAGGTGTCTGGCGTTGAACTCTGCACCCGCGCCAGCAAGGGCCGCGTACAGGCCGGCTACTTCATGGGCAAGACGTTCATCGACATGAGTGACTGGATGTCGGTTGAGCAGGCCACCGAGTGGATGCTCGGCCTTGCTGAGCAAGTCACCGAGATCAACGCATGACCGCGCCCGTCAAGCCCACCACCCTGCGCCAGCGTGCGTACCGCGAGCGCAAGGCCGCAGCCGAGCTGGCTGAGGTGCGTGGGATCTTTGCGCCGGTGACGCTGCATGCCAAGATCAAGGCAGAAGCCGCGAGGTTGATGGGCCCAGACGCCGGCCCGCCGCATCAGAGCGAGCTGGACTACACGCTGATCGATGCGGTGACGAATGAGGAGCTGCCACGCACACGAGCCACCGACGCCTTAGTCAAGCAGTTGATGATCGAACAGAAGCTAGACCCCGCCCAAGAGTGGGGGCCGTTGCCCCTGCCAGACGACGTGGGCACCGACAGGATTGACGCCTTCCTGTTTATCAACTGCCCTTCTTGCCTTTGAGCTTGGGCCGGTAGTCTGGAATGGGCGCGTTCTTGCTGTACCAAGGCAGCAAGACTTCATCGCCGGCAAAAGCGCGGACCGTGTAGTCGCGCAGGCTCTTGCGATCCATGGGCTTGCCAAGCTGGTGCGCTGAGTAGGCTGCCTGCCGCTCAAAGTTGTCCAGCCAGTCGCCGCCGCCAGTTTTCAGCCCGGTCAACTCACCCAACCCAAACCACCGGCCCTCCTGCGCAACGCCAGGGTCGATGCCCATGTGATCGGCCACCTTTTCCTTGACGATTTTTTCCACGGGCCCGTACTCGGGTTTCGTCATGCCGCCGGCCGTCCACCAGTACGGCGCGTCCTTGGTGCCAAGAAACAGGCCCGCGCTCTCGTGCGTGTCGAGCGTGTAGGGGCGATAGTTGCCCATCTTGTTGTTGAAGAAGCTGGCAATCTTCTGAGCCTGGTCGCTGCCGCTGGGGAATCCGTCGGTCAAGTATTTGGCAAATGGCTCGTAGTGGCCCTTCATGAGGGTCAGGCCCTTGCCGGTGTTGGCCTTGAACGCGGCCTTGGCCGCCGTGACGGTCTGCTCGTTGATTGGAATGCCTTGTCTTTGCATGCCCATCAGCAATGACTGGATCGCGTTTTCAGCTGCGACCGTGTTTTGGGCTGATGCAAAACTGCCGGACGCCAGACCATCCTTGAAGGTCTCTGGCGGATAGCCCATCTCATCGAGCGCCGCTTTCATGGGTTGGTAGGACTTGTAGAACCCGCCGTCTGTGGCAAGCAGGCCTCGAGCGGTCGCTTTGCGGATGCGCTCAAGGTTGGCGGGGTCCTCTAGGGACTCAATGTGCGAAAGGTCTGCTCGCGGCGCCTCGTAACGCACGATGTCGTTTTGCGCGACACCCGGCACGCCGCCTTGATTGGGAATGGTGCGCATCACAGACCTGTCAAGCAGGCCGTGCGCTGGTGGCGTGAAGGGCTCCAAGGGTTGCGCCAAGATCTGGTCGATCATGTCCCGGCGCTGCGCCACCTCCTGCGGCTTGAGCCTGGCTGCATGCGACGGGTGAGCGATCTCGCCCCTGCGCTTCATTTCCTCGGCAGCTTGCATGATTGCGCCGAAATCCTCGCCCGTTGCTCTAGCAATGTCGCCACCGCGCTCCAGGGCTGCGTTGGTGCGCGCCATCCTCTTTGGCATGAAGCGCAACTTTGATGGGTCAATGACGGCGCCCGCACCCATCAGCACCGCACCGCCTGCTGGCGAGTACTCACCCACGACGTCCACGCCGCGCTGAAGCGGCTCGGTGAGCAGTCCGATGGTGTCGCTCACAGCCTGCAGGTTGCGCATGCCCTCGCGCGTGCTGGGGCCGCCGGCGATCGCCTTGGTTCTGTCAATGGTGTTGACGGCCGAGTCAAGCCCGCGGCCGCGAACCAGATCCAGCAGGCCGGCGTAGCCAGCTGCGGGTTCCATGACCATGTTCTTGCCCATGGTGAGAGCGGTGTCGCCCAGGCCGGCCAGCTCTTGGCGCAGCACGTTACCAAAGCGGTCGAAGACGAATTGAGGTTGAGCCATGTTGTGCCTTATTTGATTGGTTTTCCATTGCGCTCCACGATCGTGAGCAGACCTTCGTTGCCAGGGAACACAACGTAGTTGCTGCTGCCCTGCCCTGCCCTGCGTGAGCCGCCGTCTAGATAGCGGATGCCGGGGAGGCCTGCTTGGCGAAGCATTGGCTCGGCTTGTGCAAACCCAGGCTCTCCGCGCTTGTTGGCGATCATGCCCAGCTGATCCAACATGGCGCGCCCTGACACCTGGCTGTTGAATGGGTCAACGTATCGGCCATTGATGTACGTTGGCGGAAAAGCGCTCCGCACCATTTCTCGCACCTCCGGCGCCTGCTGACTCAACGGCTTGTCGTAGTCCAACATCTTGGCTATGGCTTCGTCGGGGAGGTCGACTTTGTAGAGGGAGCCGGGGTTTTCCACCGACACGCCAGATGCGCGCAGATCTTGTAGGGCTTTGACGGCGTCATCAATAGATGATGCGCCATACTTTTCTGAGTAATAGTCTTGGTTGAATTTGTTTGCCAAAAACCGTTGAGCGTTTCCAAGCAAATCAGGTGCGCCTGCGTTGGCGTTTAACGCCTTCTGCAACGGTTGTGGGAGCGCCGAAAGATTTATGGCGTTGCCGTCACGTCCCACTAAGTTGACCGCATCCACGCCAGCAAGTTTGTAGGTGTTCGCCACATCCGGCGACTCAGCCAAATACAACCCATGCCCATACGCCTGCGCACCCTCGCCGGTTCCAATCTTGCTGCTGTCAAAGCGATCAAACTTGTGCGGGGAGCCGTGGAACACAGTAGCGGCAGCATCAACACCCGGCGTGATGTTGCCCAACAGCCCGCCTGCCACCGTCTTTGCACCCGGCAACGACAGCAGCGAAATTGCATCAGCCACTTGCTGCCCACGCCCTTGCTTCATCTCGGGCACATAGCTGCCGGTGCGGCCTGCGTAGGGGTTGATCTGAATCGGCAAGTTGCCGTAGGACAGCTCGTTGATCTCCTCGGGCGCTTGGCCAAGGAACATTGAGCCCAAGCCCTGCCCACCTACCAGCAGCACCGACTCAGGCACTTTGACCTGGTCGGCAAAGTCGCGCACGCCGGTGAGCGCATCAGCCAGCAAGCCGCTCAACCGATTGCGCGGCGTGGGCCTCATCTCGGGGTACAACGAATTGACAGGCATGTCGTGTCCTATGCATTCGCGCGCTCAGGCACGCAGATCAAAAATTGGGCGAGTACCCGGCACTCGTACAGCTCGCCTGGCTCATCATCCGCCACCGCAGCGCAGCCGCCAAGCGCCAGGGCGATGAGCCACTTCACTTTGACTTCGCAGGCTTAGCCGTCTTGGCCGCAGCTTTGAATGAGGCTGCCGTGGGTGCGCCGGCCGTGCCTGGCTTGCGCATGCGCTCGCCGCTGCCGGCTGCGATGCGCTCACGTTTTGCTGCGATGTTTGCGTAGAGACCTGGTTTTGCTTTCATGTTTTCTCCTTGGTTACTTGCACTTCCACCTAGCCAGCGCCGCCGCCTTGCGCGTGGGCTGGCCCTTCTCGTCTTTCATCGGTCCTGGCATGCCGCTCATGCGGGCGCAGAACGAATCCTTCCGCGCGCCGCCTTGTGGCTGCGGCGCCTTGAGGTTGCTGCCGGTCGCGTTGTTGTACTTTTCGCGGCCCTTGGCAGTCAGACCGGCACCCCTTGACGCAGGCAACTTTTCGCCACGGGCTACTGACAGCGACGGTGTTTTTTTGGTCATGACGCAACCCCTTTCACTTTTTCGAACGTGCGCAGACCACCCAGGCCCAGCATCCCGAGCAGCAGCTCGAACAGCATGTCGCCGGTGCCCAGCGTGGGCGGCTTGATGTCCGGCCACCAGGCCGCGGTGGCCCACAGCAAGAGCGGGTAGACGATGAAGGTGTAGGCCAGCGCCGCGCCGCAGATCCAGCCGATGAAAGGCCGCCAACCGGCCACCAGCAGGCTGGACGAGGCGGCTTCGGTTTTGTTGATCTCAAGCTGCCCGGTGATCTGCGCCAGCTCGCCCGACTGCTGCAGCTTGAGCAGCTCGAGCTTGGCCGCGTCAGCTTGGGCGGGATCTGGCCAGAGGCGGTCGATCACCTTGGAGCCGATGCCCAGCGCGGCGGTGATCGGATCTACTGCCATGGCCACACCCCACCCTTGTCGATCACCAGCGCTTGCCGACGCTGTTTGTTGCCGAAGCTGATGTGAACCCAGCGGCCGAACTCAAGGATGACCTGGTCATAGGCCAGCCCCGACGCCACCAGCTTGGCCACGATCTGCTCAGGCGTGCCGAACTGCCTGGCGGTGAAGTCGACCGCCTCGCCCTTGCAGTGCTGGCTGTTGGCTTGGCCGCCGACGAGCTTGTTGAGCGCTGGTGAGCGGTAGCCGCTGGAGACGTGCAGCGGGGCGCCCAGCAGCACCCTGACAGCCTCAAGGCCGGTGCAGGTGTGCTTGAGCGTCTCGAGCACGTCGGCCGGCGGGGTGTTGTCGATGCCCAGCCGGGCGGCGGTGTCGGATGCGGTCAGCTCGGCCAGGCTGAAGTGAGGCGAGAGCATCTCGCTCATTTGTCGGCCTTGTTGTCAAGGCGGTCAAAGATCTTGGACAGGTACTCCTTGATCTCGTAGATGTCCCTGCGATAGTCCTCTTTCATCACATAGGCCTGGGGCATCTTTTCCCGCAGATCTGAGAGGTCGGACTTCAGCTCTTTGACGGCGTTCCAGAGCTCACGGGCAAACCAGCCGAGCACTGCAGACGCTGCGCCAAACGCAAGGTTGAGCAAATTTTGTGAGTCCATTAAGCACTCACTTGTGATGCGGCAATGAACAGATCGTCAACTTGGGTGTCGGTGAGGTTGAGCATTGCAGCCAGCGCATTAAGGGTTGGCGAAGTTCTTTCCCAATCCGTCGCGTTTTCCCAAGCCAGCCGCTGGACGTTGTTCTGATCCAGCGTGGCGATGTAGGTGCGAACGGTGTCCAGATAGCCGCCAGCCGCGAGTACGGCCAAGGCTTGAAAGCGCGTCACCGTTGCGGGGATGGGTGGCGGTGGTGCGATGTAGGGGTCAGGCGTGTTGCCTTCGGCAAGCCATGTGAGATATTGCTGGTAGTCGGTGTTGGCAAGGTCAAATGGGATTTCCATTGCTTGCTCAACAAGCACAACTGAGTTTTGAAGCAACTTGTACATGATCACAACTCCGCACTAAGTATTGTTACTGCACTACCATTTATCATCATCATAGAATTTCCAGCAGTTCCAGCAGATGTTGCAAATGTTGGGCCTACATATATACCATTTGGCATTACGTTAGTAATTCCAAGTGAAGTCCAGAATGTTTGCGTATCAATGGAATACACCGAGCCGCCTCCTGTTGTTGGGGTAACAGACGGAGTTGCTCGCATAGAAACTGGAGTAGGAATAATTCCGTATGAGTTTGTACCGCCAGTTCTCAAGTACCCTATGCCCCAGAATGCATTTTGCTCAAGTTTTAGGGCATACCTCTGACACAGCGCCAACTCCATACCAATCGGACGTTGCTCAAATGGCGTGGCTACGGGGCCGATTTCGAGTTGGACATTTGTGATTGCAAAGATATTAGTGTTGCTGTCAAGGCAGTTGACTTGGCCAGACGTACCAAAAAAGTTGCCTGTATTCCAAGCCCCTGCTGTGGTCTGAAATGATGAACCGGCCATGAGTGTAAAGCGCAAACTAACTCCAGCCCCGTTTGCTAAATCCCAAGTTCCAGCAGTAGTAAGTCCACCAGAAACTGTAATTGTTTTATACTCCCAAGTGTTTGCTACGCTGATTGTGTATTCAACAACATAAGACCTATCTGCGCTACCGTTAGAAAAAGCAACACAATGGATACCTGTCTTACTGGAACGAACCCAAAAAGACAAGGTAAAGGTTGTTCCAAATAAATCCCTAATGTTATAGCCTTCGATGGGCTGAACAATTCCCAAAACATCAGTTGATGCAATAGCAGTATCTGCTGTGGTAACTGCAATCCTTGCGCTAAAACTATACAACCCACTTGGAACATCCGACGATTGCGATGTTGTAAAAACTCCGCTAGTCGCTTGGCCGCCTGTTCTAAAACGATCTACAAGAAATGTTTGCGTGCTGCCAGTAACACCCGCAGTTGACGTTGCCCTTTGGCAAATCGTCATATTCCCATTGATAACCCGATTCCGCAACCCCGCCAACTGACCGCCATTGGCAGAGGCCATCTGCACGTTGCCGCTGGCGGTAACGGTGGTGGCGGTGAACCCGCTCACAGATCCGGTCATCGTCCCGCCGGCCAGTGGCAGATACGGGCTCACCCAGCCGTTGCCGGAGTTGTCGCGCACGCTGGCCAAGAAGGCCGACTGGGCGCGCAGGTAGTCGTCGAGGCTGGGGAAGACGTTCTCAGAGCCTGCCGGTGAGTTCGACGCGGGCGTCGTCGACAGGTCTGTGATCAGTGATGGCACAGGCATGGGTGTATCCTTTGAGACGTAAAAAAGCCCGCACGCGGCGGGCTGGGGGATTGGCGATGGACTGGATTGAAAAGATCTTCGACTACATCGACCCCATCAAGGCGGGCGCTGCTGCCTCGCTCGTGATCGTGGCGCTGATCAAGTCAGCCTGGGACTCATGGAGCTGACAACAGGCCGCCGCCGAGCGTTGCCGGCAGCACCAGCGGATCCAGCAGCGAGTTGAGCACCGGCGTCTTCACCAGCAACGACCTCGGAATGTCGTTCGCGCCGCGCTGCATGACCGACAGCGTGATGTTCTGCAACGGGTTGCTGATCGCCAGCTCGCCGAATGGCAGCTTGTTGGCCAGCGGCTTGGAGTACTTCAAGATCCCCTGCAGCGCGCCCGCCAAGCCTGCGGCGGTGTTGCTGTTGTTGACGGCCGAGCCACGAGGCTGGAAGGTCTCGTAGGTGCCCACGCGACCCAGCGCACGCAGCGTCTCAATCTCCTCGGGTGCAAAAAACAGCGCCAGCTTTTGACGGCTGATGCCGTCCAGCGCCGACACCCAGGCGCGGCCGCTGAAGTTGCCGGTCTCGGACTGGTTGCCCTTGCCGATGGCGGCGTCTTTAAGGTACTGCACCAGCTCCGAGCGCACAGCGTTCCTGGCGTCTGGGCTGGTGTTGATCACGTCGGCCGCGCGCATCACATCTGCAGCTCTGGCGTTGGGGCTGCGGATGAAGTTCTTGACGAAGGTCTCGGGGTTGGCGTCGTCCACCGCGGCCTCGATAGCTGGGGCACTCCTTTGCCAAGTTCTCCAGCTGAAGTTTTCGCCTCGAGCGGCGTCCAGCGCCGCCTTGAGGTTGCCGGCCTGTGCGTCTTGGTTGCGCAAGAAGTTGGCGCCCTGCTCGGTGACCAGCTGGCTGCCGCCAAAGGTCGCCTTCTCCGGCGTCATCGGTACGCTGTCCAGCGCATCTCGCACAGCCCCCAGCGCGGCCTTGACGTTGCCGTCCAAGGTGGCCCGCTGCGCGGTTGCGATGATGGTCTTGAGGTTGTCCACCGACGTGACGGTGAACGGCGCATCAGGGTCCGTACTCAGCCGGTTCAAGATCGCCCTCACCTCGGCAGGAAGGAATGGCTCCTTCATTGACCGTCGCAAGTCCTCATTGATCGCGGCCAGCACGGGCCCGCGGTTCAGCGGGATGTCGCCCCCAGCCAGTTCCCGTGCCGCCGCATAGGCGGCCGTCTTGCTGTTTTCCAGCGCCGTGTTGGTTGCCAAGATCGGCGCCATCGAGCGCTGGCCGGTGGCAAAGCGGTCCGCGATCGGGTTGAAGCCGTCCACCGTAGTCAGCAGCCGCGCGTTGTTGGCGTTGGAAATCGCCGGCAGCCCGACGTCGCGCTGTCCGGTAGCTGCGGCCATGCGCGAAGCGTTTTGCTCTTGCGTGATGTCAAACGGATCCAGCGTGAGCCTTCCGCGTGTGGGCGTTGTGCCCAGTCGGGTGTAGTCGGCCAGGCGTGCCACGGCGCGATCGTCCAGCTGGCCCTGATCCATGGCCCTGCCGACTTGCTCACGCAGTGACGCACGCATGGCCGGGGTGATCGTGGCTGGGTCAATCCCGCTGGACTGCAGCGACACGTTGATGGTCTGGTCTACGCGCGCCATTTGCACCTGCTGCTGGCGTGGAATCAGGCTCTTGACGCCGTCAACAGCAGAACGCCCCAGCGCCAGCGAACCAGCACCCAAGACACCACCACCGGCGGCTGAGATGAACTGGCCCAGCGGCCCTGCGCCCGCCTCTTGGGCCTGCTGGCCTGCCAAACCAGCCGAGCCGGCGCTGACGACTTGCTGCACCGGATCCCTGGACAGTCGAGAAAACACCTCGCGCGCGACGGGTGCGGCTTCTGTCAGCGCCCTTGAACCCAGCTGCGCGAGCTTGGTGCCAGCACCTGCGCCGGTCATCAGCTCGGCGCCGGTTGAGGCGATGCGCTCGGCGCTAGTTTCCGGCCTGGGCAGCCCGGCTCGGTCCAGCAGCTCGTCAATCGCCACCGACGCCGGCTTGAACTGCAGGCCCGCATTGGGCCGGCCGGCGACCACGTTTTGCACGGTGTTGGTCAGGCCACCAACTGCATCAGAGAAGAGGGCCACGGGTGCGGCCAGTCCCTTGATGCCGGCTCGAGCCGTGAGCCCAAGCTGATCGGCAAGGGTGCGGGTGCGTGGCGGGGCACTGTTGCCGGCCTCTTGGTACGCGCGAGCGACGATGTCGAACTCAGGCGTGCCCTTCTTGTCGGCGTTCTTGACAATCCACGCGGCGTAGTCGTCTGCGGTTGCCATTACCTACCCCTGCCAATGATTGCATCAGCTTGAGCGCGCACGCTGCTGCCGGCGGGTGCCACACTCTTGGCCGGTGGCCGGGTTCTCTCAGCCCAACGCGCATCAAAGTCCATCAGGTTTCCGTTTTGGTCAAGGTGGCGCTGCATGGCCTTGAGCTTTTCAATGCCTGCGTTGTACTTGCGCTCGTAGTCCTCGCGAATGCCCATGTTCACCGGGCCTTCTTTGTCAACGCTCGGCAGGCCGCCGAGAAACATGGCCACGTCGCGGTCCGATGACGCGCCGGAGCCCTGCTCCCTTTGCGCTGGGGCAAGTCTTGATGTGATGGCCGACATTTCCATGGCGGGCCCAGACCTGAACAGCGCCGTGTCTGGTGTTATTTGCTGAAACAAAGACCCCGTCGCGTTTTCGCGATTGAGCCGCCCGAACTCATTGAGCTCGGCCATGGTGTTGCCTGCGCTGTCAATCTGCTCTTGCAGATCTGCAATCCGCTTGCGGCCCTCGGCGTACATCTTGATCTTGATCTCTGCCTGATCCTTGGGGCTCAGGTTGGCGGCCCAGGCGGGTGCGGCCATCGTTGGCTCAGGAGCGGGCGCCACGCCGCCGCCATACATTTTTGCCATCGCTGCGTAGTCCATTACTTGATCCTCGCTTTGAACTGGTCAGCTGCTTGCTGGTTGGGGAACACATACACCTTGCCATCTGGCGCAGTCACAGGCACGCCGCCGGCCGGACTGGCGGGTGGCGTGGGCAGGCCGTAGTTGATGTCGGCGATCTGAGCGCCGCGCAACCCCGCCATTGCAGCCGCTTGGATGGTTGGGCCAAGCGTTTTGAATTGGTCGTAGGTGCCGGTGTATCCCTGAGCTTTGGCGTACTCAAACTCGCGCACGGATGTCGGCTGAGAATCAGCCTTGGGCGCGCCCTTGGCCAGCGGCTGGAAGTTGGAGCGGCGGCCGCTCACGAGGGTGGCGCCCTCTGGAATGATCATTGGCGCGTCGTCCTTGATGAGCGCCTGCTCAAGCGCCATGGCCTCCCTTGGATTGATTTGGTACAGCCCGTCGATGTACGCTTTTCTGTCAAAGCCGGGCGCAGTCGTTGGAATAGCAGCAGCGGCTGCGTTGGTGGGCCCGCCGTTGGCCGCCATGGCCATCTGCTGTGGCGTGCGTACACTTTGCTGAGCCAGCGTGCGCTCGGCGGCACGATCGGCCTGAGCCTGCTGCATCTGGGCCAGCTGCATCTCAAACAGCTGCTGCCGCTGCTTGCGCTGATCCAGCTCGCCGTCCTGATCGCGCGCCTGGTTGTAGCCCACCAAGCCAGACACACCAGCCCGGCCGATGTTGTTGAACGGCGTGCCTTGGCGTGCGCCTGCAAGCCCACCGAAGGCAGCGCTGAGCAGGCCTTGGCCCTCTGGCGTACCGATGAAGTCCAAAAGTCCAGGCATCACCGACCTCCCATCATTTCGAGTAATTTCTGCTGAGCCTGCCGGCGCTGCATCTCTTCTTGCATGCGAGCCTGAGATTGCGCTTGCTGCTCTTGCAGCAGGCCCATGAACACCGGGTTGCCGCCGCCGCCAAACTGGGGCGCTGGTGCTTGCATCTGAGGCGTGTCAGGCGACAGCAGGCCTTGCGCCGTCTTGGCTGCGCCGAGCGCTTTGCCCACCGGCTTGATGACCTTGTTGGCCTCGTCCAGGTAGCCCTTGGCCTGGGTGCCGTAGCGCGACAGCTGATCGAACATGCTTGAGCCGCCCATGCCCGGTGCGGCGCCAAAGTAGCTCTCGCCCATGGCTGGAAGCGAGCCGGTGATGCCTGCGCCCACGTTGCCTGCGAGTGAGGCTTCGGTGCCTGCCAGCGCGGCCTCGGCGCTGATCCCAGACAGCAAGCTGCTGCCCGCTGCGCCTGCTCCTGCTGCAGTAGCGCCCGCACCTGCGGCTGCAGCACCGGCACCACTAGCGGCACCTGCTGCGCCAGCACCCAAGGCAGCGGGTGCAGCCAACCCACCCGTAGCGGCCACGACGCCCATCAGCGCCAGCTGCTCAGGCGTCAAATTCTTCAAGATCTTGAGTCCAAACATCACTTGACTCCCTTGGCGGGCGCAGCGCCGGCCGGTTGCATCACGGCTTGTGGCGCGATGTAGGGGTTGGGCGCGCTGTTGAACAAGGGGTTGCTGAACTGCGCAGCGGGTGCCATCGGCATCGCCTTGGCCCACTCAGGGATGTCCATCGTGGGGCTCGTGGGCTGCCCGAACACCAGCTTGCCGTTGACGATGCTGATGTTGGTGCCTGGCAGGCTCACGGCAGGCCCCTGCGAGCTGGGCTGCTGAACGTACTGCGGCATGGCCTGCATGCCCCGCGTGCTGTTGAACAGCGAGTTGTTGAACATCACTTGCCACCCCCTGTGCCTTTGGTGGTCGAGGTGCCGCCCAGGTTGCTGCCGAACACGCCGGACATGGCTGCGAGCTGCTTGTAGGGAAGATCCAGCTGGTCTTGGTACTGCTGGTAGCGAAAGTCCTTGTTTTGCTGGTCGAAGTTGCGCGCGTAGGCGCCGGCGTTCATCAGCTGCTGCGCGTCGTTGTATCGGGCCTGCCCGTAGGTCGGTGCCAGTTGAGCGGCCTGCAGCGCTCGGTTGTTGCTGTCTTGGTAGTCCTGGCCGTACATCTGGCTGGCGATGTCGCCCAGCTGCTTGCCGGCGGCCACCTGCTGGTTTTGCAGCGTCTGCTGCAGGCCGGAGTTGCCGAAGCTGCCCGAGGCCACCATCGACGACTCGGTTTGCGGCTTGGTCATGTTGTTGAACTGATCCACAACAGATCCCTGAGCGCGGCTGACAGCCTGGTCCAGGTACGGATTTGACTGCCCCGGCTGCATCATGCGTTGCAGTGCAGATGCGCCTGCGTTCATCGTGGCATCGCCGCCCTGAGCGCGCTGGGCGACCATATTCAGCCCTTGCTGCTCGGCGCCCGTGGGCCCGGCGTAGCGCTGGCCGGTAAAGGGCTGGTAGCCCATGTTGCCCAAATTCATGGCCTTGTTGCTGTAGGCCGTGGCCAGCGGCTTGAGCTCGGTCGGGATGGACTGCACGGTGGTTGACGACTGGCTGCCGCCCTTGCCGTAGATGATGCGGCCGGCCACCTTGCGGGTGCAGTCGTTGCCAAAGGGCTCGCCCAGGGCGTAGAGCTTTTCACGAGAGATTTGCATGGTCACACCTCAACTTCCAGAATTTGATAGACAGGCTTGAAACGTAGCTTCATGCGATACAGACGCGCCTGTGCAGGCCCGGCGGCGCAGCGGATGGTTGAGCATCCGAGCGAGGCGGCCATCGTCTTCAGCGCCTCAAAGAACAGCTCGAAGCCTCCGTTGTGCGCCACCAGGTCGGTGACAAACAGCGTGCGCAGGTTGGGCAGCTGATCGACCCTCACGACGCCCCATCCGACGACCTCGGTGCCGTCGTGCATGGCCAGCAGCGTGCGCTCGCCCCTGCTCAGCAGCATCTTCAGTTGGCTGCCGGTGATCTCGCCACCCGAGACATCACACGCCTCATGCAAGCAGGCCGCGCCGTCGCGCCAGGCGCGGTCGATCTGCTCAAGCGGGACGGGCCACAGCTGCATCAGTTGCCGGTCAGCGCTCTGCATTGGACGAAGGTGCCCGGCGTGCCGCCCACGGTGCACAAGAACCCCATCACGACGTACTTACTGCCTGCGGTGCCCAGCTCGCTCGGCGCGCTGTTGCGGATGAAGTCGCCCGGCGCAAAGGTGCCCGACGTCGGCACCGAGGTGGCTGCGTTGTGCACGGCGGTGATCTGGCCTTCGGTGAGCTGGTTCACCTGCTGGTTGGTGGCCCGCCAGAGGTCTGTCAGCTTGCGCTCGTACAGGTTCCGATCAGCCGGAAAGCGCGGGTAGACGTCGAGCTTCATCGTGAGCCCGCCGGCTTGAGATCCGCACGCACGGCGCTGGCCTTCCAGTCGCCGGTCTGGGCCACCGCGAATCGGTGGAACCTGGCGCGCTGGCGCATGTCGTGGCGGCCGTCTGACTTAGACGCGCTTTGGCTGGTGGACAGCGTCACGCCCTCCTCGTCACGGACGAAGCCGGTGGCCGTCGAGGTGGTGGGCGCCTGCGCATAACGGATGCGCACCTTGTCGCAAAAGCTGTAGCCTGACTCGTCGCCGACGTCGCCGGTGGTGATGGAGCTGCTAGTGCACGCACCCGACAGCGACTGCACCACATGCGAGGTGTTGAAGACGGCCGACACCTGAGCGCCCGCCACCCAGAACGGGCTGTCGTAGGGGATGGCCGGGCCTGCGTCGTAGGTGGTGATCGTCGCGTTGCCGGCATAGGTCAGCGCCGGGCTGACGTAGCTCACCGCGGCCTCGATGGCGCGGTTGGCGCGGCCCCACTGTTTGGTCAGGACGTGATAGACGACACAACTGTCCAACGTGGTGCTGGCCGTCGAGCAGTAGTGAATCGACACCGTGTAGTTGATCCGGTCCCAGATCAGGCTCGTCTTGAACCGATAGTCGGGGTTCATGTCGCTGAACAGCCAGTTGCGGATGGCCACGGCGTTGTCCAGCGGCCGAGGGGTGGTGCCGTCGTAGACGTAGACGTTGTCTACGCCGACGAAGATGTGCCCGATCAGCGTGTCGACGATGGCCTCTTGGCCGACGCAGCCGACGTCGTTGGACACCTGGCGCCACTCCCACACGGTGGGTGCGCCGGAGTAGCGGCCGACGAAGACTGAGCGCAGCTTGTAGGCGACGATGTCATCACCGAAGCGCTCGGTGGCCAGCAGAGGCCCGGCACCGCCCACCAGCCGGCCGGTGGTGCACTGCGTCGAGATGGCCGGCGTCCAGTCGGTCTCGTCGTTGAGCGCTGAGCACCACCACCGATCAGGACTGCTGCCGTAGGTGGCGTCTGTCGTTGCAAAGGCGATCACAAAGCCCAGCGTCTGCTCAATGAATTTGGCCTGGGGTGCCGAGGCGATGTCGGCGAAGGCCAGACCAGATCCGGTTGAGCGCTGGATCTTGCAGGTGGGCGTGGCGGCGATCGTTGAGTTCCCAAACGGAATGAACACCCACCGATCCTCGGTGCCCAAGGTGTAGCTGGCGCCGCGCGAGCGATCGTTCCAGGTGCTGCCGTCCCACTCGTAGATCTTGGTGCTGGTGCCGGCCAGAAAGCGCCTTGAGCCCGACAGATCCGACACCACCGCCGAGCCCTGACAGGCGGCAGCCAATGCGGTGACGCCGGTGGTCGCGGCTGACGGCGCGCCCTTGAGACCGGCCTCGAACGGGATCGTCATGACGCAGTCGGTGAGCACACCCGGCGTCATCGGGTCCAGGTCAGGAGAAAAGCCCAGCAGCGGGGTCACAGCGCACGCACCCTCATGGCCGTGCCCGAGCGCAGCGCGGCGTCGTCAACGAACTGCAGCTCGCGCATGGCGGCCTGGTAGCGCGACTCGTAGGCCTGCGCCTTGTCGGCGTCCATCAGGTAGGCCGAGCCCTCAACCAGGCAGGCGTTGAGGTAGACCGTCGGGTGGTTGGTCAGCAACCAGTTGGTGCTGGCTGAGGCCAGCGGGGCAAAGCGCTGGTAGTAGGTCACCGACACCGCGTAAACAGCGTCCGGCGTGGGGCCGAACAACAGCGAGTCAGCGACGATGGCATACACCCGAGGCTGGGCGGTGTAGTAGGCGTCGGGGTACTTGCGGTCAAGGTACTCCGGCGTGACCACCGACAGCGCGCCGGGCGGGCTGGTGCCCGACAGGGTGAGGTTTTCCAGCTCAAGGAAGTCAGACGGCAGCGCCAGCGACTGCACACCGGCCACCGTGCTCAGTGTGGTGTTGACCACCTGCTTGCGCAGCCGCAGATCACGCGCGATCCTGCCCTCGGCGAGGGTCACGAAGTCAGGGATGACGGCCGTGAGGTCGGTGCGGTTGAGCCAGTTGGCCACGCTGGCCAGCAGGTCGGAGTAGGTGGCCAGTGCCATTTAGATCTGCCCCTTCCAGATGCGGAAATGCGCCAGCGCCGGGTCGTTCAAAAAGCGCCGCTGGTGCGCCTGGTCACGCGCCAAGTCCTGCAGCGAGATGTTGTTGTCGTTGCAGTACTTCTCGACCAGCACCACCGGCACCGAGGCCGCCAGGCGCATGTCGGACGAGCCGTGCAGGCCTGCGCGGTGCATGGCCTGGGCGCGCTCGGCGTAGGGCGTGCAGTCCTGCGTGGTGCCGGTGTGCAGCGCGCCGTCCTC